AACGCTTGGTCTTGGTCATACTCACCACCAATCTCTTTCATACATCTTGAGATAAAACTATTTTCATCCTCACCACTTTCGGGTGATGGAATAGGGAAACCTTGCTTAACCTTCTTGGCTTCCACTGGTACGCAATTAGGAACCATTTTTCCGTCTTTCTCTTTCATACCAATAGGTTCATACCCTTCCCAACATGCACCCTCTAATCCATCGTCTTGTAGGTTTTCTTTAGGTTTGTTAACCTTAACACCAAATAATTCCAATCTGATGTTTCTTACCATTTCTAATCTATTTTTCATTTTTTAAAATTTAATTCTTTGTTATATAGATAGACACTATCATAGTTTTGACTAATCCAATCCGAGAGAATTAAATGGTTAATCTTTAATACTTGAGATAAATTCATTTCTAATAAGAGTCTATTGAAGTAGTACACCTTATTGAATGGTTTTAATTCTTGTTCGTTTGGTCTTGGTAATGTCATGTAGTTTTTTGTCGTTTAAGTTTCCTATGGTAATATTCTCTCGCATATTTTCTTTGTGCTTCTTTTTTTTCTTCTAAACTAATATAGTTTTTTGAATTTCTTTTATTGAAACTCTGTTCTTTAATTGAAGCCCATTTACAATTTTCAGGTGAATATGGACCATTATTATCAATCCTTTCAATTGAATAGTTTTTTGGTCTTGGACCCATATCATTCATAAAATTTATGAATCCTTGTCCATTTGATAACATCCACCTATCACACACTTTTATACCTCTACCACCATAATATTGATATTTTTTATTATTTGGGTTTACACATCTATATTTCATTTCCCTCCAAACACTATATAATGGTGTATGACTTAACCCGTGAATATATGCTGGATTTTTATCACCTATTCTTTCTTTTAAATCTTGTCTTTCTCTTTGTTTCATTTTACAAATATAAGAAATTAAATTGGTGATTTTTTCTTTAAACGGCGATTTTCCGACATTAGATTTTCAACCATCTTTTCAAGGTCTTGAACTTTTATATTTAAATCGTGAATTTCTTTCTTCAGGTCTTCAATAATCTTAACATAGATATTGATAGATAATTCAAGGTTACGAAGAACTTGATTGTCAGTATCTGCTTGTTGTCTTTTACGACCTACAAACCAACCAGCAAAACCTGTTAAGGCGTTTGATATAATTAATAATAATTCTGTACTCATTTCCGTATTTGTCTCAATTTTACTTCCGAGATTGTCATTAATAACAATCGTAACAAGGAGGGTTAGATGATTCTATTTCACTATAAGATGGTAAGTTACCAATACCACCGCCAGGATAACCTCTCTTAGAATATCCGTAACGTGTGGTGTGATTTAGAACAATCGGGTTATTGTATTTTGCTGACTTATCAGGAATCATACCATCAATAGTTGATGTAGATAGATAATCAGGGAATAGGTTTTGACCTTGACCAGTAATTAACCAGTCTTGCAATCTCATCTTATAAAAGTCTGCAGTTTGTTTTTGTATTGACCTTAGATACTTCATAGTCTCAAGATCGACTGGTGCACCACCTTCTGTCTGTCCTTCAATTATGGCCCTATTCATAGTTCTATAATGAAGATGAGGTATTGCACGGAAGTAACTTGCCTGAATTAAATATGGTGCGATATAATCATTCACCAAAGTTAATTCATTTGCGTTAAATGTATTACCTGTTGATGATACTTGACTCAATAAATGATTATAGAACTTTGTTCCAAGTAATGGTTGTAATTCTGTATCCTGTGTTATTTGAACCTCTCCTCGTAAAACATCCATATCAACATTCTTATTGATATTTGTAAATTGTTTTAGTTTGGTTTCTGATATTAATAGTACTCCCATGTTATTCTTGTGTTGGTTGTTCAGGTTTATTTTCAACTACAGGTTGTTCCACAACATCACCTACCTCATAGATAGATAATGGTTTAATTTCAAATGTTGTTGGTTTCTGTGATTTTAAACTTACCAATTTGTTGAAGACTGGTAGTAATTCATTTTGATATGGCATAATAACCATCTTTCTGATATATTCTGAGTGGTCTACAATCTCGTTTCTTGTTCCTAACTTACCACTTGTACTGATACCAAATAACTCACCAGAACTAATCCTATGACCTGACAGGATGGTTCTGATAATATCATCATATATTGCTTGATAATACCCATCATTTGATGATGGTGCAATCTGTGTAATTCTTGGTGATAACTCAGGACTTTCGTTGAAGGAGATGATTGGTCTACCTGCATTATTTACAGAACTATATTGTTCTTCTAACGCACGAGTCATAAGTCTTTGGTTCTCCTCATCAGGAATACCATTCACAAAATCAATCCATAGTGAAGGTAACATGCCGTTCTTTAGATTGTTTGCGTGAAACTCTTTGATGTTCACATCAATTTCAATTGCGGCCAAAGCCCCACTATAATCAGGATTTGGATAATAAGAATTAGAAGGTTGATATTGTTTGTAATATAAGATTTGACTTGCGTCACCATCTTCTTGATTGAATGTATCATATTCTTCAACAGGATGTTTTTTAATATTTGTCCAATCAGCTGAATAATAATATTTTTCAATTTCATCTGTCTCAGGGTTAATCTTTCCACATCTAACTCTACTAAAATCCAAATGATATATTTCTGCAATACTTTCTCTGTCTCTACTCCATACTACATTTAAACTGTAGCCACCGAACAAAACAAGGTCTAAGGCACATTTCTTCATCACTTCTGAAACGTTTTCTTTCTTGTTAATCAAGTTAACAGACGCCATAGGATTATTAATGGATACAACTCCATCCCCCATAATCTGATTGACCTTGCTTGTTACGATTGCTTTATGTATTGCACAGTTATTGTATCTTGAAATAAGATATTGTGGCATTAAATTATTGTCACCATAATAAACATAGGGTACTCTTTGGAAAACTTCTGAGAATCTTGGTAGAATTGGTTCTTGTCTAAAGTTGACCCTATTTAATTGGTATTTCTTTTTTTCCTCACTCATAATTAATCTTGTATGTATATGTAATTGGAATTATCTTCATCTGGTGAAACATATTCTGTAAATGGATTTGACTCCTCAGAACCATTTAATTGTGCCATACCTGTATAAACAAGGTTGGAACCATCACCAAATATTTGAAGGTTATATTGTCCTAAGTAATTTAGGTCTTGTCCTGCGTTTTGTAGATTAATAATAATCTCACAGTATCTATCATTCTCCGCGTATTGTGCAGAATTTGATGTACTCACTGTATATGATTTTACTTCTTGTGATACAACATGCGTAAATGTTAATGTATATCCTGTAAAATCGGTTCTTGAATTATTGTTGATGTTTAACACCAACTCATTCTGTTGACCTTTATTTAATATTAGCATATATCTGTCTGTATAATAATAAATATAAAAAAATTAAAATTGAATTGGTATATTATAAAAAAAAGGGTCCGAAGACCCCTTTTTCTAAGGATATATGTAGCAATTTGAGGATTTATCCACCCAAATTTAATTAATCAACGAATGAAGCACCTACGAACACAGATGATAAAGTTCCATCGATAACTCTTGCAGGAACTGGTTCCTGACCTGTTAATGTGAAATTCATACCATTTCTGTCTCCTAATGCCAATCCTGATGTTAACGCACCTGCTGATACGTACATACCTCTCACTTGACCCAACATATATTGTGTGTCATTTTGGTCAATTGCAATTACTTGCAAGTTGTCCTTCTGCGCCAAATTTTCAATAATCAATCTCTTGTCAGCATCGTATTTAAACAATACCATTTCCAATACTTGTTCAAAAAAAACGGTCCCGTTCTCGAAGCTCTTTTGTATGTTCTGGGTCAATTGGCTTGTACCTCTTTTTAAGGAAAAACCATAAAATATAGTTCCTGCAGCGGCAGTAGCACCTGTGATTTGATCATCAACATCATAAGTAAAACCTGTAACACCACCAACGGTTGTACCTGTTCCACCAGCGATATACACCTTCTGGATACCACCAATACTATCACTACATTGGTTTAAACTTACACCTTCTGAAATATAGCAACTCATATTATTTATTATTAATTTTTTACGTTTATTTTAAATTTGGGAGGACTTTCACCTCCCTGTTTTTTTATATATGAAGTTAAGCGATGTTGTTAGTCGCGAAGTAGTTTACACCTGCAAATCTTACTAACGCTGCACCATAGTTGTAGTTACCACGGATTCTAATCTCATCGTTATCACGGCTCCACCACATGTCTAATTTTTCATGGTCTGATAATAAATCAAAACCTACGATGAAATAATCAGCAGGTCCAACAACAACTCTACCAGAACCAGCAAGACCAATAGTTGGATATACTTTTACTGTTGAGTTAGGATGTACTGCGAATGCGTTTGCTTCACCACCGATAACTACTGAACTTCCGATATAGTTTTGGAAGAAGTTAGCTTTAGTTAAAGCCTGTACATATAAACGATAGTTAGGGTATGACATGTAACAAATCAAATTTTCTAATGATTGTGCGTTGTCATCAAGTGCGTTGATTAATTTGTCTACCTCAGTGATTGGGTTACCGTTAGTACCGTATGCTGCTGCTGAAGAGAAAGCAGTTGGAGTGTCAGAAACTGCAGTACCTGTAGCACCTGATACTAACAATGCTTTGAAACCTTGGAAACAATCACCACCTGCGGTAGTTGCTTGCCATAATTTTTGTTCAATTCTTTGTTGGATTTGTTTTACTTTCAACGCAGCAATTTCTTGTTCAAATGGAACTGATTCTTCAGTTTGACCTTTTTGTAACAATAAAGACTGATAGGTTGAGAACAACGCATCTGGACAAAGGCTTTCATTAATCCTCTCTGGACATACAGTCAAAGAGATTTGGGAGAAAGTGGTATCACCACTTGGAGACCAACCACAAGCACCTGCTTGGAATGCTGGAGTTGAATCTAAAATTTGGATTTGCTGTGTACCTTTAACACCAAGTTTCACTTGGCTGTTCTTAGCTGTAGTTCCACCAACCAATGCTTTCATCATCAACTCAGTCGATGTTTGGTCAGTAAAACCAGTAATAGAACTTACTACGTATGCAAAATCTTCTTTTGAATAAGCTTTCATTTTTTTACTATTTTTTAAATTAGTTTATTTTTTTCTCATACTCATGATTGCTGCAATTCTTGCATCATCTGAGTTTAAATTTTCTTGTTTATTAAAATCTGTTTTACCATCAGATATTTTTTTACCTGCTGGTTGTTTTTTGAATGAATTAAAATCAGCTTCCATAGACGACATTTTGTCTTCCATATTCTTCATTTTCTCAGATACTTTTTTCATCATATCTTCAAGTAAAGAATATAGTTCCTTCATACCACCCATTTCTTCTTCAGACTTAACTTCAATTTCTACCTCTGCTTTTGGTTCTTCTTCTTTAGGTCCTTCAACCTTAACAATTACACCATCTTTGGTTTCAACTTTGCTACCGTCTTCCAATTCGTGAACACCATCTGGTGCAGGAACTTCAGCATCTTCGGTTACTACTACTACCTTAGCACCTTCAATTACTGAATCACCTTCAACTTTGATTGGGGTTCCATCAACTAATTTAGCATCAACAAAAATTTCTTTAACTGACACAATTTTAGAATCTTTAACTTTTACTTCAAAGTTTTCTACTAGTCTATGTAAACCATCTTCTAATGCAACTCTTTCAAATTCCTCACTAATTTTGGTAATTTTGTTACCTACCTTAAGTTCAGGAGTTTCAACGATTGTATTGTCTTCAAGTTTAAAAGACGCCATAGTCACTTCTTCATCAGCTAAGAATCCGAATTGTTTCATCAAAGACTTAATCTCTTGGATTGCTTTCTTTGGATTTGACATAATACTTAAATTTATTATTGTGTTTATATATAGAAATATAAATTATTATCAGTAGACTATAAATGTTTTATAATTTTAGCCACTTCTCTTAAAAACTCTTGTTCTCTGTAGAATTGTTCTATCTCCTCAAAGTATCCTGACACACTAAATCCGTTCAATTCTTTTGATTTGATACGTTTCCATACCTCATCATTTCTTACCTTCATAGACACAAACCATGTACCTATTGGTAAATCTTTGAAACCATACTTATTGGATTTGTCATTCTCGTCTTCTTTAATCCAAGACTCAATCACATACACATCATTAGCCGCCTTACCATTATGTTCTGTATCGTTATTGTCAGTATATTTGTTTCTCATATACTTTTCCATAATCATTTTGATTGTGTCCTCTTTGAATAGAACATAATATGGATTACCCTTCTTGTCCTTACGGAATATCTTCAAGTTTGGAACCATAGCGGGACCAACAACAATACGTTTCTCATCATCTGTTTGAAACATTTGTTTTGACATTTTCTCTCTTTCAATTGATTTAATTTTACTCTCAGACCAACTAAGTGCAGATAAACCACCCCAACTATCGTACATCAATTTACCACAACCATCATCGTATGATTTAGAACTTTCCAAATCTACTTTGTGTCTTGATAAGTAACTGTACATCCTACGTATCGTGTCCTCTGAGATTGGGTTTCCTTGTGCAAGGTCGTTTGCACGCTGTTTTCCCACGGGTGTGCCACAAGAACCCCATCCATTTTCTTCTACATACTTAAGTACAGCTTTAGCGTTGTTCTTTACACTATCAGGATAGTCAGTATATGACTCATAGTTACTTCTTTTCTTCTTTTTCTTTCTAATACCTTGGTCAACATATCCTGTGATTGTACTAACATCATATCCCATATCTTCTTGTAGATATTCCTCAATCTTGTCAATATGACCATCCATATAAGATACATCGTGTTTCATTCC